AAAAAAGTACGAGAAATTTTGAAAAAAGTGTTGACATTTTTTTCTGTGAGTGGTATTATATAATTACAGAAAGGGAAAAGGAAACCGAAAGGAGAAAAAAATGGAAAAGTACAGAGTAGAATTTACAGAAGCAGAAAATTCAGCATGTTACACGGGAGAGTGGTATTTAGAAATTACCGAAGCGGATAGTTATGTAGACGCATTTGACAATATTAAACAATTAATGATTGAAGATGACGTAGAACCAGAAGAATTTATATTCAGAGCTAAAACAGATGAAGATACAGAATGGGTTTATGATTAAGGAGGTTTAACATGAATATTAAAACTATAATTGAGAAATATGAAGGTAACATATTAAACGACGAAGAATACGAAGAGTTATGTTTTGAACAATGTGTTGAACGCATTGAATGGAATGGTAGGAGCGGGATGCACCCAGGATTACATTGGCATACAATTTATTTCATAGACGGCCAAGAAATTGATGTGTACACAGACTGATTTTAACACTTAAAAGTATAAGGAGGTATAAAATGGACGCTATTAAATATTTAAAGAAAAGATATATCATGTGTACCATATATGATTGCACTACATGCCCATTGGGTGAAGGTGCAACCGAACATTTATTAACTTGTAGAGATTTTGAAAATTTATATGCTGGACAAGCTATTGATATCGTGGATAGGCATGTGATAAATGATAACGAGAAAAAATTCAGAGCCATGTGGACTTATCTTTCGACTTATCCAGAAGCTACTATGAAGGACGCAATAAGACAATTAGGTGATAATCCTAATGACATTAAAAATGTCTGTTATGCATGTGAAGAAGTAAAAGGAAAATGCGGTTTATGCCCTCTTTCTGAGCGTGTATGTTCTGGTAAGCATTCATTATACATACATTGGCTTGCTTCAACAGACCTGAATGTTAAATCGGAATTAGCAAAAATAATATCTGCCAGTGAATGGAAGGTGAGGAACAATGATTAGAATATTAGATAATTCATACACAGATTATTAAAAATCATGTTTAATAAGTTTATGGTATATTATGTTACAAGAAAGAGACATACATTGTAAATGCCGTAGCGTTGGATGTGATAATTGTAGCATTCAGAGACTTTGCGTTGATTTAGATGCGACATATGAATGGATGGATGAAAATTATGAAGAAGATTAAAATATATATTTTAGTTATATTATTTATACTATACATGTCAATCCCAAGCACATTAGAAAATATTTGGAGGTAATATCATGAATTTAATAACAGGATTAGAAAAATTTACAAATGAACGTTGTAGAATTAAAAATAACTTCAATAATCGCTTTATCACTTATTGACGAATAACATTCATGTTAAAATATCTATGTAATATAAATTACAATAAATTTCATAACTGTCTCCGGCGGCTGTGAAGGCCGCCAAACATCTGTGGGTAGTTCAATAGGCAGAACAATCAATCGTAAAGCGGCCGTATGTTAAAACGATCGTGTCCGTGACCTAGGCGAGTTGAAAAGATGTGGGTTCGAATCCCACCCCACTGGCCAGCACTAAAAAGGAAAGGAGTGATAAAAGTGCCAAGAAAAAGGATAGTAAGTAGAACAATTAAGACAACACAGGGCGAAGCGCTCGCAGTGGACAAAGAAACACGAGAGCTGGAAAGTGTGCCATTTGTATTAAGTGGTCATTATGAAAATCCCGACAAAATGATTGAGGCATTAAATCAGCGCAACAATGGTTATGTTTACACCATAATTCAGGCATACCATTTTGAAAGCGAAAAGTATGTAATGCCAGAAGATGAATTTATAGCACACAGTGAAATTGAAAGAGAGTAAGTAAAGGAGATTAAAAATGAGTGAGAGAAATTACATGGTTGAGATTATTGAAGCAAGTAAGGATTTGACAGCAAGAGAGGCAATCAAACTGAAAGACACAACGGACGCAATTAAATTAGACGATGCTATAGAATGGGACGGAGCCATCACATTGGATGTCGATATGTACGCTGAACTGTTGGTTCACAATAGCAAATCTGAAAAAGGAGAATATCCACTATATATTGTTATCGCAACAGACGGCAAGAAATATTATACAGGTTCTAATCCATTTTGGACATCGTTTAAAGATATTATTTCTGAATTAGAGAAAGCAGGTGAGGAATTGACTGGTATAAAAGTGTATAAGAGAGATTCGAAAAACTATACTGGTAAACAGTTCATAACCTGCGGTATAGAATAAAATAACATCATCTAACCGCCATAGTATTATGGCGGTTTTTTAATCCCAAAGGAGGCAGTCATGGCAACAATTAATCAACAATTATGGTCTAAAGAAGTAAGAAGAATCAGAAATTTTATAAAACGCGCAAGCAAACGTGGTTTTGAATTCAATGCTAACATAATTCCAGAAATGCCGAAGCGTGTCACGAAAAAAGCATTACAGGAATTAAGAAGACAGACGACACCAAATAGGTTATATATGCAAGCCACCTATCATTTAGCAAGTGGCCAAACAACTACAGGCGTGCGAGGTAGACAGATTGAAAGACAGACGGCGGCAAGAAAAGCCGCGCGCACCAGAGCCGAAAAAGGAAAAATTAAACTACCTTCACGAGGTAGATTAACGTTAGACAATTTTTTAAGAACATTTATTGAAGCTGGTTTTGACACAACATGGTCGGCATACATGCGAGAAATGAAAACAGAAGACAGAAACAGAGCGGTTAATATGGTAGAAAGAGCTGTAGCACAATTCGGCGAGGAAATTGTAGCACAAAGAATACAAGACAACGCTATGCGTATAAGTGAATTAGCTGAACGTATTGCATGGGATAGTAAACCAACCGATGTTAATCTGGATTTAAATGAATTAGCTGTTATATTATTTAATGGTGCGTTCACTTTGGAGCAGTCTATACAATATACTTTTGAAAACGATATGTTATAAAGGTGTTGCCATGGGCAAAGCAATGAATTTTCGGTATTTTGTCGGTGATTTTGAAACAACGGTTTATGACGAACAAGATTATACCGAAGTATGGGCGGCGGCGTGTGTTGAATTATATACAGAAGACGTTAAAATTTTTCACAGCATATCAGAAATTTTTCAATATTTGAGTGAGTTCGATGATAATGTATGTATATATTTCCACAATTTAAAATTTGATGGTGCGTTTTGGATGTCGTTTCTATTAACACAGATGGGTTTTAAACAGGCGTTTTATAACATGCTCACAGATGTGGATAAAATAGAAAAACCTGACGAAATAGAACCAATTCCACGAAAAGATATGCCGAACGACAGTTTTAATTACAGCATATCCAACCTGGGGCAATGGTACAGAATCACGATTAAAACAAACCATAAAATTATAGAGATTCGGGACAGTTTAAAATTGATTCCATTTTCGGTTAAAATGATAGGTGAAAGTTTTGGGACACAACATAAAAAATTAGACATGGAATACGAGGGTTTTAGGTATGCTGGTTGTGAGATAACACCCGAAGAACAAACATATATAAAAAATGATGTGCTAGTAGTAAAAGAAGCATTAGAAATAATGTTCAATGATGGACATAATAAATTAACGATTGGCTCCTGTTGTTTATCTGAATTTAAAAAATTAACGGGTAATTATGAATACAAGCGTAGATATCCAGATTTATTTACAATTGAATTAAACGCAGAAAAATATGGTGCTGAGAATGTTGGCGAATATATTCGTAAAAGCTATCGTGGAGGGTGGTGTTATTTAGTGCCTGAAAAAGCTGGCATAAAATACACACAAGGATTAACCGCTGATGTAAATTCGCTATATCCGTCCATGATGTCCAGTGAATCTGGGAATCGTTATCCAATAGGCACACCAGAATTTTGGAGCGGAAATTTTATACCAAAGCAAGCACAATTTGAACACACATATTATTTCATACGAATTAAAACAAGATTTTATATTAAAGATGGTATGTTGCCAACAATACAAGTTAAAGGGAATATGTTATACCCGCCTCGAGAAATGTTAACAACAAGTGATGTATTTAATGGTGAAACAGGGCAATATTATCCATATTACATAGATACAAATGGGAATGTTGTTGACGCACGGGTGGAATTAACATTAACACAAACGGATTTTGAGTTAATAAAAGAACATTATGAATTGTTAGATTTTGAAATTTTAGACGGGTGTTGGTTCTGGACGGAGCCAGGTATTTTTGACGAGTATATTGAAAAATATAAGAAAATAAAGTTGGAGAGCAAAGGGGCGAAAAAGCAAGAAGCAAAATTATTTTTAAATAATCTATATGGGAAAATGGCTAGTAGTACGAACAGTAGTTTTAAATTAGCATACGTGCGTGATGACGGTTCAATCGGATATTTTACCATAGTACAGTATAACAAACAGGCTGGTTATATTCCAGTTGGTTCTGCTATTACTAGTTATGCTAGAAATTTTACAATTAGAGCGGCACAGAAAAATTATTATGGTAGTGATAATCGCGGATTTATATATGCTGACACAGATAGCATACATTGCGACTTAAATCCCGAAGAAGTGAAGGGCATAAAAATACATGATAAAAATTTCTGTTGTTGGAAATTAGAAAGCTATTGGGATGAAGCATTTTTTGTCCGTCCAAAAACGTATATTGAACATGTAACACATGAAGATGGAGAGCCAATAGAGCCATTTTATAATGTTACCTGTGCGGGTATGCCGAAGAAATGCAAGGATCTATTTTTGCGAAGCATGGAAGGGAGGGAATATGACGTAGAAATTGATGGAGAAATGCGAGAGGAAGAAAGGGAGTTTATAAGTGTTCATCGATCGCTGGAAGATTTCAACATTGGGTTAGAGGTGCCTAGTAAGTTATTACCAAAAACAATAAAAGGTGGAGTTGTGTTAAAAAATACAACGTATAAAATGAGGTGAATTAGATGTTCAGTTACCTATTTACGTTCGCTAAGATTGTTGTAATTGCGCTGTGCGTTATATTTCTTATTTTGGCGGCTATTGTTGTTTGTAAATTTTTATTTGAAATTGCCTGTAAAATATTTCATAAATTAGAAAGGTGGTAATTTAAAAGTGAAAATGTTCGAAGAAAGATTAAAATTCAAAACGGGGATGAATAACATCCCCGTTTATATATCCTAGTCGTAAACAATACCAAAGCGAGTAGCAATCTCGACCATCCCACAGGCGGCATATTCCATCCGTGCTTCCCTGTTTCGTCAGTGGTATAAATTTACGGGGATATCAATATGATAATGCGGCTAACAATGCTTCTTTACATTTTAGATTTTTAAATCTAAAACACCCACGTTCAAAAAAGTAACGCATATTTGAAAGGAACATGTCATTATTTTTTAGCATAATATAATTTATATCGTGGTCATTCACGTCAACCACGATTTTCTGTTTATAAGTTTTATCGGGTTTGTCGTTACAATATATTATCCCGTTGTGTGCGTATTCACGCAGACCATAGTCACAACCCTCGTATTTTAATGTGCATAGATAACGGCCATATCCTTCAGGCTGTTCAATAAAAGTAGAGTTATCATTCAAGTATGTTGCATTGATTGAATAATTTACATATTTATCACCCGCAAAAGCTTTCATAAAGCCTGATTCTTTTTGTGCGCTTGCGGCGGATTCATTGAATCCCTGTTCCAGAACCCATCCATCACCACGCAGAAAATTCACCTCATCGGTCAATCTGGCCGATATTTTCATTGATGTATAATACGGATTCAGTAGCGTAACAGGGTTAGAAACCATATGAACAGGTACATAACGTATTTGTTTGCCGCCGCCACGAGCTATACTGGTATGTATACTGATAAATTTTCGAATTTCATTTTGACAATAGTGGTTGTTTTCAGACTGAAATTCATCAAATAAAATCCGCTCAACGTCTTTGAAAAAATGTGAATATTTTTTAATCTGGTCAGCGGCGTTTAACGAAATAGCATATCCGCACGATTTATCGTTTAAAAATAATTCATGAAAAATTCCGTTTACTCGTGTTTTACTGTTCATCACATCATCAGGAAAAAAGAGGGAATTTATATCCTTAAAAAATTTATCAGCGCAACCATCCAATTCATACTGGAATCTATACAACAATGCAAACTTTTCACCGTGTTTCATATATCTGTTGACATAATACCTATTAAAATAGGTGGTCTTGCCCGCTGTTCTGTTAGCCGTACATATATATATTTCTGGTTGTTTTCCGTTGATATCTCGGAGTGATAAAAGTTTTGTTCCATCATAAAAAGACATAATTTTCCCTCCCTTTTTATTATAAAACAGTTGACAAATTTTGTCAACTGTTTTATAATAAAAGAAAAGGAGTACTATATGGAAAAAATAGGTATATGCGCTGGTATCGGTGTTGTAAGCACAGGCATATCTGCCGCATTTGGTGGATGGGATAATACGATGTCAGCGTTAGTGTTTTTTATGGTTATAGATTATTTGACTGGCCTTGCTGTGGCGGGTATTTTTAAAAAATCTACCAAGACCGCAGATGGTGGATTAGAATCTAAAGCTGGTTGGAAGGGGTTGATCAGAAAATTTTCTGTTTTAGCCATAGTGCTCATCGCCGCTCAATTAGATGTTCTCCTTAATTCTTCCTACATTCGCGATGTGGTTATATATTCTTTCTTGGCGAATGAGCTACTATCCATAATTGAAAATATGGGATTAATGGGTGTGCCTCTTCCAGCTGTTTTAGAGAATGCGGTGTCCATATTAAATAAGAAAGGAGATAAAACAAAATGAGTTGTAGTGCAACGGAAATAATAAATGTAGCAAAAAACGAAATTGGTACAATTGAAAAAAACATAAATAATGTAAAATATAATGCGGATTATTATGGTGGTGCTGTCAGCGGTAGCCAATTTGACTGGTGTGTTGTATTTATTTGGTGGTGTTTTAATAAACTGAATAGTACATCTATATTTTGCGGTGGCACCAAAACTGCATATGTACCATATGTAGATTCGTATGCACGAAAAAATGGATATACTGTCCCAAAATCCGACATGCGAAAGGGCGACATTTTAATTTATGATTGGGATGGCGATGGCGATGGCGATCACATCGGGTTTTGTGAGTCTGTTTCTGGAAACACGATAACGGCTATTGAAGGCAACACCTCTGGCACAAACGGGGAGGGAGTGTACCGAAAAACCAGAAGTAAAGCAGATGTACTAACAGTTTATAGACCGCCATATTCCAGTGCGTCGTCTACTAATGTTTCACGTGAAACATTTTATGACGTGGCTGAAACTGTTATCCGTGGAGATTATGGAAACGGAAATACAAGAAAGAAAAAACTGGAAGCAAAAGGATACAATTACAGCGAAGTACAAGATTGTGTAAACGCAATATTGGCAGATTCGAGTAATACAAATGCGGCTGAAGCAGTAATCCGTGGTGAATATGGAAACGGCACAAGCAGAAAGAAAAATCTGGAAGCAAAAGGATATAATTATAATAACGTCCAGACCATTGTGAATGCAATGTTGAAGGAGGCATAAAATGCCTACATATGTTCCACGTTATAGCACGTCCAGTCCAACAGAAATGCGTGGCAATCCAATGTGGTATTCGGACAACCCATTCTATCAATCTGGGTATGGTCTTCCGAATTGTACGTGCTATGCGTGGGGAAGATATTGGGAAGTTACGGGCGAACGCCCGAACAACCTACCAACCGGGAACGCTGGCACATGGTATGATACCGCACGTTCCAGAGGATTTGAAGTTGGTAGTAAACCAGCGTTAGGAGCAATATTATGCATGGGGCGGCGTGGTTATGCTGGTCATGTGTGCGTGGTTGAATATATCGCAGATGACGGAACATTAACAGTTTCCAATTCGGCGTGGCGAGGAACATATTTTTTCCTTACAAATAACACGCCAGCGAACAATTATTTGCCCGCTGGATGGGCTTCATCTGGATATTATTTGCAAGGGTTTATATACGCGGGGCAATACGACCCAGACCCAGATCAACCGCCAGACCCAGGCCCCGACCCAGGACCCGGACCCAGTTGGAGGATACCAGGCCAATTAAAGTATTGGAATTATGCTCCAAATTGGTTTAAAAGATATTACAGATAGGAGGTAAAACATGGCTGTAAGAACAGTAGAGGAATTGTTGCAGGCTGTAGCTAATATTGTAGGCGACAATAACAGTGATGAAGCGTTGTCGTTTATCGAAGACGTGAATGATACTGTACGTGATTTAGACGCTAGAACAAATGACACTACAGACTGGGAAAATCGTTATAATGAAAACAATGCTGAATGGGAACGAAAATATAGTGAATTAGATAACGAATGGAGAAACCGCTATAAAGAACGTTTCTTTTCTGCATCAGATGTTAATGACGATGAGGATTTTGTTGATGACGTGAATGACATTGAAGGGCAGGAAGAAAAACCGAAAACAACATACGATGAATTATTTGAAACGGAGGGGAAATAAATGCCTAGGAAAGTTGCAATATCGACGCTAAATGCGTCAACGTATGATATTCTGAATGTAATTAGACAGAATGCATCTGCGGAATATCAGTCACTGGTGCCAGAAGTATCGCCAGAAACAGGAGTGAGAGTTGTAGGCGAAGTATTCAGGGGTTATCCCGCGATGGCTAATCAATTTTTGTCGTCCTTGATAAATAGAATAGCATTAGTTAGAATAAACAGTAAACTTTTTAACAATGCCTATTCTATGTTTAAAAAAGGTTTTCTGGAATACGGGGAAACAGTTGAAGAAGTATTTGTAAATCTTGTCAAGGCAAGGGAGTTTTCTGTAGAAAAAGCCGCTGATAGAGAGCTGAAAAGAAGTGTGCCAGATGTCAGGACAGCAATGCATATAATGAATTATAGGGTGCAGTATCCTGTAACCATTCAGGATATGGATTTGCATATGGCGTTTCTGTCTGAGGAAGGTGTACAGGATTTAATCACCAAAATAATTGATAGTATTTACTCATCTGCAAATTATGATGAGTTTCTGTTGTTCAAATATCTCATGATAAAGGGAATAACATCAGGTAAAATGTACCCAGTGCAGTTTGATAATAGCGATATGCACAATGCCGCCAAGGCGTTCAGAGGGTTTTCTAATCTGATAACATTTATGAAAACTGAATATAATGCAGAAGGAGTACACACGTTTACGCTGAGAGATGACCAGTATATATTCATGTCCGCTGAATTTAATGCTGATTTTGATGTTGATGTATTGGCTAGTGCGTTCAACATGGATAAGGCAACATTTCTTGGACATTTACAGCTGATTGACGATTGGACAACATTTGATAATGACAGATTTTCTGAAATAGTTGCAAATTCTGACATGATAGAGCCTGTTACTGATGAAGAATTGGCATTGATGGGTAATATATCTGCTGTTATCGTTGACGCTGAATGGTTCCAGATTTATGATAATCAGGCTAGATTCACAGAAAAATATGTCGCATCTGGGGAATACTGGAATTATTTCTATAATGTGTGGAAAACTGTTTCTATATCTCCGTTCAGCAATGCGTTGGTATTTGTAACTGGTTCTGCAAATATTACTATGCCGCAAACATTTACAGTTCATATTACAGATAAATCTGAATCTGATTTTGCAACTACACTGACGCTGGAAGTTAAAACAACTGATGAACAGCCAGCAGTATTTAATCAGCAGTTCAGATTCGTGCAGACTGAACAAATGACGGAGGATGGAATTGCAATGCATCCATCCGGTGCAATCCTGATACCAGAATCGGAAGTTACAGCGGCCACAAAAATTACACTGAAAATGAATGTCGGAAATGCTAGTTACACATCGGCAACGCAGATTGACGCAACAGCTGAAGTTGATAGCACGATTACCATGAATAAAGATGCATAGTGGAAGGGATTTATATCCCTTCCTGATTTTGGAGGTTATTTCATGTATATAGCACCTAACTCAGTAGTTAGAATATTGCGCAATTGCCCGTTAGATAACACGTATGACCATACGATTTATTTTTCATCGGCTAGTGCACAGGCTACATATTTTCAATCATTGACTGCATATACCCACACTAATCTGTCATATAATCGTGTAAATCGGGGACAGTTGAAAATTCAACGAAAAGCCGAAGACATGTATAACTGCAACTATATGATGTTTCAAAATACTAGTTTTGGAGACAGATGGTTTTATGCATTTATAACGTCGATTGAATATGTATCTAACGAGGTGTCATTAATTACATTTGAAATAGATGTAATGCAGACGTGGTTTTTTGACGTTACATTGGAACAGTGTTTTGTGGAACGTGAACACGTTATGAATGACACTATAGGCGCAAATTTACAGCCAGAACCAGTGGATTTGGGGGAATATGTGTATAACAGTTTTTCAGATTCAGGATACTGTGAAACACCATGCGCTGTTGTAATGTCAAATGTTGGTTCCTCGGGGCAAGAAGTAAAACCAACATTTGCGGCAAATACATTACACGGCACAGCTTACGCGCCGTATAGCGTTACGGAATCAGGGCAAGAAGCTGTACGTGAAGATTTGTCTGACGTGTTAACATCGTGGGATGAAATGAATGAATCTATAACAGCGGTGTTCATGTATTACGCTGAATTTATGGATAATGATGTAATAACTATGACAAGAGGTGCTTCGTACACTGTCACAAAATCTAAAAACTATAGTAATTTGAATGGATATGCCCCTAAAAACAATAAATTGTTTACATACCCATACAACTACATGTTAGTTACAACCGATGAAGGCGATAGTATTGACATGCGATATGAATATTTTTCCACATCAAATTGTCAATTTGTTATGGCTGGAAGTGTTGCGGCTAATCCACAAATATCTTTACAACCTTTAAATTATAAGGGATGTTCGTTTTTACGAAACGAGCAACTGATTTTATCAGGGTTCCCGCAGTGTACATTTAACATAGATGCGTTCAAAGCGTGGTTATCTCAAACAGCTTCGAACCCGTCAACGTGGTCTGGTTTGATGCAATCGACCGCTTCGGGTGCGGCTGTCGGTGGCTTACAGGGTGCCGCAGTTGGTGCCGCTACTGCATTGTTCGGTACAGCTATCGGAGGAGGTTTAGCCGCTGTAAACCCGCCAGAAGTAAAAGGAACATCTCAATCGGCTGTAAACTATTCACAGGGGAAAAAAGATTTTTATTTCTATCCCGCAACTATAACAGCAGATTTTGCCGAAAGAATCGACAATTTTTTAGACGTATACGGATATGCAGTCAACGAGCACAAAGTCCCTAATAGGTCGGGTAGAGCACACTGGAATTATGTAAAAAATAAAACCACTAATTTGATTGGGAATGCTCCTGCGGATGATGTTAATAAAATAGTATCAATATATAATAAGGGTATTACATTTTGGAGAAATGGTTCAGAAGTAGGCAACTATTCACTGGATAATACTTTGTAGGTGGTGATTATGGGAAGAAATAAAAACAATAGAGAGTTTTGGACATCAGGTGCCATGAACAATATGGCATATCGTTACTACTATGACCGATTGACTGAGTTAGCTATATCATCTATAAAATGGAATAATCTACCTGATACGATTGATTCCAGATTTATGGAATTAGTGCTATTCAGATACGGACAAGCGGTATTTTTCGAAGATGAAGTTATGGGGTATCTATGTTTGACAAATGCGCTGAATGGTAATTGGGATGTGTATAATATACCAGTACTCAGACGAGCATATGCGACGAATAGTTACCAGAAACAGTTAACGAATAAAGACAGTGTTATTATTTATAATAACCTACTGCACATGAATTCCGCTAGAGATGTTCGATATTATGCTGGACGTTTAGCGCAAATGGACAGGATAATAGATATCAATGTAAACGCACAGAAAACACCAGTAATGATAAAATGCGACGAAACAGAACGATTGACAATGCAAAATTTGTATCTGAAATATGATGGGAATCAGCCGTTTATCTGGGGCGATAAATCTTTATCGTCGACACCGTTGGAAACGCTGAATACTGGTGCGCCATATGTCGCTGAGGATATTTATAATTTGAAAGAAAAAGTATGGAATGAGGCGTTGACATGTCTTGGAATTTCAAATTTAACCGTAAATAAAAAAGAACGTCTGATAACCGATGAAGTGCAACGTTCCATTGGCGGCACAATCGCTAGTAGAAAATCCAGATTGAAAGCACGCCAACAGGCGGCTGACATGATAAATGATATGTTCGGATTAGAAATTTCTGTGGAATTTGAAGAAGACACGGGAAACAATGATTACGACGGAAAAGTGTTTGAAGAGGAGGATATAATAAATGATTAGTGTTTATACGTTTGTGTTCCTATTCGCCATATTTATGACAATTAATGCGATTATATGCGTAGCCTTGTTGTTGATTGGCTCGTGGGTGAAAGAAACAGCAAAATTTGTAAAAGATTTCAATCGTTGGTACGGCGATTTTCCTGAGGATTTTGATGAATTTGATGTGCTGATTGATGGTGATGAGGACGCCACTAAATACTGATGTTTAGTTATAGTTTCGGTGTAATCCTGTGGTATTGCATACAGGCAGGATTAATAGGGGCTGGTATTGCTCTTTGGGTGGTGATTAAAAGATGAGTATGTATACAACAGAATTACGATTTATCTGTGAAAACTACGCTGGGTTGACTGAATCGACTGGGTATAGTAATGTAGAACAAGTTATTGCTGGGGCGTTGCCAAAATTATTTGATTTTGATTTTCCGATTTTTGACGAAGATTATAGGACAGTTTTGGAAACTAAAATAGTTAAACATTATTATACTAGGGAAATTTCTGAGGAAACTGTAGGACTGTGGAAATTAAGACTTAATGCTAAAATGAATGAAATCATGCCGTACTACAACAAGTTGTACACAGCATGGGCGGCTGAATTTAATCCGCTGTATGATACGGATATTACAACACAACATACTTTGGATAACGAATCCAGTCAGACGACTACAGGGAAGTCAACGGATAGATTCAGTGATACACCGCAAGGGAGTTTGCAGAATATTGAAGATAATACATATTTATCCAGTGCCAATATAAATGACACGAATGCTACGGGAACGAGTACGAGCAGTGATGAATACTTGGAAAAAATTAGTGGTAAGCGTAATAGTGCTAGTTATTCAGAAATGCTGGATAAATATAGAAATGCGCTAATAAACATTGATATGATGATTATTGATGAATTGCAAAATTTATTTTTCAAATTATGGTAGGAGATGCGCAATGACTGAAATTAAAAAAATGAAATTCTGGTGCCAAAAAGTGTTGCCACTGGTATATGATAACAGCCTTTCTTATTATGAGGTTTTATGTAAATTTCTGGAAAAGCTGAACGAGGTAATAGAATTATATAACAATATCACCGATGATTTTGAATCACTAGTTGATAAAAAAATAGCCGAATTTAAAATATACGTCGACGAACAAAATAACATCCAAGACGATAATCTGAATGCCTACAAAGACGAAGTGTCTAAAAATTTTGACGATGTCTATGATAAAATTAGCCTAGAAGTCAATCGTTTGTATGCGTACATCAATAATTTAGATAATACGTTGCGTATATGGGTTACGGGTGAAATAAATGCCCTGAAAAAATACATTGATGACGCGATACTGGGCAAAATTATGATTTATGACCCAACAATCGGCTATAAAAATCCACTAGACGTTGTAATCAATCATGTATACGACGCGTTGCGTTATTACGGAATAACATGTTACCAATTTGACGCGGCCAAATGGACTGCCCAACGTTACGACAATACACATATAACAGCCTTGAAATTTGATACATTATCAAAACAAATTATCGGTAAAATTTACGAATGGTATGTATTTGATTATGTGACGGGTACGTACGATACTGTACAACGTGTATTATATCGGCTGTTTCAAACTGTTAGGCCTAACGCGATTACAACTAACACATTCGATACCCGCGCCAATACGGCTGATGAATTTGATGTATTGCGTGTAACGGCATTTAATTTTGATGATGATGGGGTGAATCAAATTCCCAGTTGACGGGGAATTGATAACAGTTAATACATGGGACAGTTCCCCGTATACGGCTAATAATGCAGTCCGCCGCTGAATCGGCGCAGACAACAGCAACCGCCGCGCAGTCCACCGCTAAATCGGCGCAGACAACAGCAGAAACAGCGCAGACAACCGCAACAAATGCACAGCAAACGGCACAGGCCGCTGAAGCCGCGTCAGCTAATGCGGTGCAGGTAGGACATATTACATGTGATATGTTCGATAATATGTACATTATGGTGGGTAATCAACCACCATCAAATAGTTAGAATAATTATGTTAAATTGAAAGGAGTAAAAACATGGGTTCAACTAACAAAACACAGTATCTGCAATTGCCGCAATGGATAGGTACAGACCAACCTACATTCCTTGGCGATATGAACGACGCTTTTTTAAAAATTGACAACGGTTACAATGATGTCAACGGTGACGCGTCCTCCGCAATTTCCCAGGCGGGACAGGCGGTGCAGACGGCTAACAATGCCAACACAGCGGCTACTACTGCACAGGAAACCGCTGAATCAGCTAGTGGCGATGCAAAAACAGCACTAACCACAGCGAACAACGCCTTAGAAGTCGCTAACACGGCTAACAGCTCAATAGCTTCGATTTCATCAAAAGTTGATGCTGTTGTAAATCAGATAGCAGGAATTACAAAATGGGAATCTGGCAATATCGCTCCCGCTCTTGCATCAGGCATATATACGGCGAATTTTTACAACTACAACGATTCTCTCAAATTATTAAATATTGTAATGGACTGGTCTACTACTACTAATGCCAATATTTCAAACACTGTTATAGGCACACTTCCCGCCTCTGTGCGGCCATCTGCGGAACGCACTATTTACTCGGGGTGCTACTTCTATACTTCTGAAAGGACATCTTCCTATGCAAACATTTCCATAAATGAGACAGGGCAAATCAAGTGTCAAATTTCCACTTCATTGGCAAAGGTCACTACATTCACAGTCCAGTTGATGTTAAACGTGTCCGATTGGGGTATATAATCACAACTTAATTATAGGGGGTTAAACCCCCTTTTTTAATGCAAAAATTTTTAACCAACTATTTTAGTGGGTTTATTGGAATTTTGTTCCATTTGGTACGAGGTTG